ATCCAGTCAGCACTGTATTTGGCGCACCTGGTAGACCTGGGCAAATACCTGCATTCTTCATGACTTGTCTAATTGGGAATTGTAGACCCGGTCGGTCTATAGGGCAGGTCAATAAGAATTGTACCTGCTGATTAGTATGAGCCTGTTTTTGAAATAAATACCAGATTTGCGGACCGATGAATTTTGTGCTATCTGGATTTGCACCTGCATCAAGATAACTAGCTTTTGTCTTCCAATGTGTAAGGGTTGATCCGATAAGATCATTTTGGCCAGCGATTGCGGCCATTAACGTACCACCAACATTTGAAACTGTCAATGTTGGTTGAGGTAATGCAGAAGTTGTTGCATGAGCCTCAATTGTTTCAAGACCCACAGGAAAGCAATTATAATCTTGGCCACCAAATGAAACTAAGGAACCATTCTGATAACATTGAGGAGAGAAATAATAAATGCTTCCACCAGTCGCGGTAGTATCTAATTTGTATAGGTCCACCATTCCATCGCTGGAATGCATCAGCATTAATTGTGATTGGATAGATGGAGCTGTCATATTGGATTCCTAGAGTTAGTAATGTTATTTATAGTTTTGATTAATACACCTGTTCGAAATGAGCCTCTACCGTGTAAATATTGCCTGGATAGTAAGTAATCTGATATGCGTCAGATGACATACGATAAGTTTTTGCAACACTATTACCGAACATAGTCGTAGAAAATATCATCGTTGGATCACCATAGGTACTAATCCATGTCATTAGCGAATTGAAATCTGTCTGATTAATGTACATGAAATAAAGATCCCATGTTTCAAGCATATAATTAATGCCATCTGGAGCAGTTTGTTTAAGACCTGCCCCAAATTGAAATTCCAATATACGTGGAACTAAAGTCATTTGTGAACTAACAGATGGAGTAAGGCCACCGAATGCGACTGTCATATTATTCCTTTAATTATTAAATGCTGATGATTTTTGATACAATTGACCACCTGAACGTTGCTCTTTAGCAATTGTCATCTTCGTATTCGATGCCATCATCTGATTTTGCTTGCGCACTTGCTTAGCAATTTCCTTTGGATCCTGATTGCTATGAATACTTATGTTGTTAATATGGTTGTTGTAAGTATGGCCGGTCGCTGTCTGACCAGACATATTCACACCTAATTGACCTTGACTATTACGAGATAATGGCATAACCGCTTCTGGGCCTGCTTCTCCCATCAGCGCCATTGGTGTCATCGTAGGACCATTTAACACACCACCATCAGCAAATGCTGTTACCTGTCCTGCCGCAAAAGCATTACCGTTGGCCGAAGCCGACGCGACAGCACTACCTATTCCTGCAGCTGAACCACCTGCGCTTCCTCCAGCAGCTGCAGCTGCTATTTGTGCAGCTCCCGTCGTAAATGCTGCTGCCAGCGCGGTACTCATAGTAGCTGTAGCTGTAGTAAAGACGGTGTCAAGAGAAGTACTCAGTGCTGTATCAATTGCTGTAAATGCTGGAGTGATCACAGCGGACATCGCTGTGCCCTGAGCGGTACCCGCAGATGTAGCGGTTGTAATTGCAGCCGTGCTACCTGTTAGCGCAGACATAACTCCGCCTGAACCACTGTTACCACCAAATAATGAACTTATACCAGACATAGCTTGAGCTAATGCCATCTTAACCATTAACTGCTCAAAATACGTCAACATACTAACCGCCAATGTATCCCATGCCTTCTTACCCTGACTACCCATATTGGTGAATGCTGTAGTTATGCCATTTACCAGAGTATTTTCAAATTGAACTCCCACGGTATTCATATTAGTTGCAGATTCGATATATTGCTCCATGCCTTTTTGAGCACCTGCGAAAAATGCAGAAGAGGAGGTGTTTAATTGCTGCAGTGTATCATAATTTTTGTTCAATGCTTGCTGAGCTTGACCCCATGCGGCAGAAATCTGATTAATCTGCTCAGGAGTCTTATCTATAATGTCCTTATTGTATTGCTTTTGCAGCGCCATTTGTTGATTATACAACTGCATTTGGGTAGTAGTGAGAACTAAGGAAGCATGTTCTTTCTGAATATCAGCTACTACCATATTCTTGATCGCATCTAAGTCTTTTGTCAATTGAGCTTGCTGTCTGAGACCTTCATTAGTTTGAGCTAATGCGGTTGCTTGCTGACGTTGTGCATCAGTCATTCCTTTATCTGCAGCAATATCTGCAAGAGCTTTAGTTAAAGTTGACTGTTTCGTAGTAAGAGAAATATTTTCAGTCACTAATGAATTGATTATTTCCCATCCTTTAGCTTCATCTGTATTAACGGTTTTAAGTCCTGCCAATTGTTTTGTTGCGATAACGAAGTCATTATAAGCTTTGGTGCCTTGTTGCAATTTTAATTTTAATGCTTCAGCTGCAATGCTCGCGTCATCCATAGCTTTCTTGCCAACGTCTTGTCCTTCTGCCATGGCAGCATTTGCTATTTTCTGTGCAGCTATTTCGACGCGCAATTTTGCCATTGCTTCTGCTACCGCATCAACACCAGATTTGAATGCTGGCATTTTTTTTGTTGCTTTATCTGATTCTTCGCCAAAATCGATGATAGCTTCAGTTGGGCCTGTTAGCTTATCTGCAAGACTATTCATGTCATTTGCAAAGGAGGTCTGCATTTTAGAAATATCTTCTTGCAAATTCAAGAAGATACCTTTAATGCCGGCACCTTTATTTTCTATAGCATCTTGCGCGATTGCCATGACGGCACCAATTACGGCACCTAATTCTTTAAATGCTTCTGCAACGGTTCTTAATGGAAATACAAGCGCGCCAATGATAACTTTACCAAGGAATGTCATCGTTTCTCCAAGACCTCCAAGGATATCATGTAATAGACCACCTTCCTTACCAGATTCTGAAAATTGATTAACTAGTTCCTGAAGAGCAGGCAATAAATTTTTCTCAACAGACATGCCTAATCCTTGAAACATGCTCATACCAAGTTTCAAGGTAGCACCAAAGTACTTTGCTGACTTAGCATCAGCTTCAGTAACAGCAGTTCCATAATCTTTTTGTGCTGCTGCAGCCATTTCTGCAAATTCAGCTTCATCTTTCATGCCCGCCATGATTTGCAGACCTGATTTGCCTAAAAGTTCGCGCACTACCGCGGTCTTCGTGGCCGATGCAGCATATTCGTTGAGACCATTGGAAATTGCCACTAATAATTGTTGTGGATCATCTTCTTCTAATTGCTTAGCTGAAATTCCTAACGCTTGAAATTGTTTTGCTGCTTTACTGGTAGGTTCTGAAAGAGCGGTGCTGACTGACTGTGAAAGTTTACCTAACGATCCTACTAATTTTTCTGTAGCAACACCAGACAATTCCATTGCTTGAGCAAACGGTTGAAGTTTTTCTATTGGCATTTCTATTTGTTCTGATAGTTCCAATAGCGCTACCTGTGCTTCCAACGATTTGGATACCATTTCTACCATTGCTGCACCAAGCGCGGCGACGCCAACAATTGCAGCACCAGCAGGACCGGGTATATCTTTGAGTTTTTCTACGAAGTCATCAATTACTTTACTGACAGATGGAACGCCCTCTTTCAGCTCACCTAACTTATCCTTCATTTTGTCAATTGCTTCTGTGTCGGCTTCTAATTTAAGTTTACCGAGGGTAATATCACCTGCCATTATTTTTTCTCCACTTTAAACTGCGCTTTTTTCCTTTGTATCTCTTGCTGTGTATTTAGTACAGTATCACTAAAATTCATGATAGCATCAATTTCTGCAGGAGTAAGTTGCTTATATGTTACTTCTATAAAAGCTTTTATTTCCGAGTAATCAATTCTTTCACCTTTGTACAATTTGAGAAATGCGTCATACGCATTTTTACAAGAGAATGGAATAGGTTTAGGTTTAAGACGAGGATCTTCTCGTCCAGACATTTTTCTCATCTGCTCACAAAGTTGACGCAGCGTCGAGCCATCATCATTAAGGGTGTTTAGTTCGACCTCACCCTTAATGATTAAGCAGGTGTCTCGGACTGCTTCGGAAAAAAACGAGTACGATGAACAATAAATTTATCTACTTGTTTAGCAATCCAAAATAATGATGGATCAGAAATTATTTTTTCTGCAGCAGCAATAGTAAATTTACCGTCTGGGACTTCATCAGCAAAACATTTCTCTGCCGCCACATTCCAACCCACAACAAGACCTGATACCATATTGTAAATGGCACTAGCCTGTTCGATTCCATCAGGAATTTTGTTTGTTTCTTCGAATTTAGAGCGTATTTTGGCTTGCATATCATACACAGCCAAATGAAATTCTTTGCTGTCTTGACTTACGACAAGCAATTTGACAGGATCACCGTCAATGGTGAGTTCCTCGTTGGTGATTGGATGCAGCAGCGTCATTTCTACTGGTACCAAACGTAATTCTGAAATCTTCATAGTAAATCTCCTAGAGGTATGGTGTGAGGTATTGGATAAAACAAAGAGGGTTAGATATTCTCTAACCCTCTGGTACAGATCAAGACGAACGAGTTATAACAACAGCTGAAGCTGCAGCGGTATTGTATACTGCGGTAAAGTTAGCTTTTGCAGTTACTGGGCCAGAAGATGTCACTGATGTAGTAAATGTGTCAAGGTAAAGTTGTGGAAGACTTATCACATAAGTATTGGT